ATACGTGAATATGTGCCAAACAGCAACAGTGGATTGAAACCCATTGCTGTCAGTGGCAATTATCCTCAAATTTTTACTGACAATTCTAATACTGTTAGTGCTGAAACCATAAGTGTTTGGGTTAAAAGAGACACATCAAGCAGTGAAGGTGAGATTCTCTATGCTGGGTCTGTAGCCAGCCCCACTGGTTTTATAAACTATAATTCTGCTGGCACTATCACAATGGCGGACCAAGGTTTCTCATCATTAGAAGCAATCACGTGGAATGCTGTCATGCCAGCAGACACAGATTGGCATCATCTATTCTTCAAATATCGTGACAATCTTGGTGGATTCTACGGTGACGGATATCAATTGTTCATTGACGGTGTTAGCAAAGGTTCAAGAGAATTTCAATCAGTTAGTGCAGGCATTCTGGTATTTGTTAATCCTTACGGCAATAGAATAGGTCCTGGTCATCACCTAGCACAACTGAGAATAGGTGGAGCAATAAATCTCTATGATGTCTATGATGGTGGCTACATAGACCTTGGAGAAAATGGTCGTGGGGCATTTGATCAACTGCCATTGCCAGGCATCTTCAGCACCTTAGACAGTCCTTGGTCTAATGTGTATATTGATACTGTGTATCAACCTCAATACCTGTCCAGCACTGCTGTATTGCCCGTGCCAGATATGCAGGTGTTCAGCAGACTGCAGGTAGAAATACTCACTGTTCTAGTGGTAACTGTGAATGCTGAGAGTAGTGCCACTCTAGAAGTGATTGCAACCAAAAACATAGGCATTCTAGCAGATGTCACTGTAGAATCCACTCTAGACGTAATTAACACTAGACCAAGATTTGTTTCTGCAGATCTAGATATAGTTAGCAGTATCTCTGTTGAAACTTTGATTATCAGAGGTGATTCAGCCACACTGACTGTGTCTACTTCACTTGACTGTGTGAACACCAGAATTAGATTCTGTGATGCGGCTATCACAGCAGAAAGCACAGTCACTGCCACAGTCACTGCCACAGTGGGTGAAACCACTGAATTTAACATTGATCTAAACTCTGCATTCACACAGGTCACAGAGATATCTAGAACTAGAGATCTAGCCAGTGCGTTAGAATCTGCTGTGACTATGATCTCAGCAATAGATGATAGAACACGTGATCAATCAGCAGCCTTAACTTCTAGTGCCACTCTCACAGTGGTATACACACGCATACCTGCAATCTCAGCCACACTGACCTCTGAGTTTGCACTAAGTGGTGATGCAGAGAAGTTGGTGGTTGCTTTTGGTCAATTGAGCAGTGAGTTCACACAAACCACTGTGGCATTCAAAACCATATTTGGTGCAGCCACATTACTGGTAGAAGGTTTCCAATTAACACAAGGTGACATCTTAAACTTTGATCCTTGTAGAGAGATTGCAGTTGAATCAGAAACAAGAGCAGCCAAGATACTACCAGAAAACAGATTGATCATAGTAGAATCAGAAACAAGAGCACTCCGAGTTCCACAAGAAACCCGCGTATTAAAGGTGGATTATGAAACTAGAGTAAATACAATCAAATGCTAAGGACAAAAATATGAGCACTATAACCGGATACAAATACGACACTGAAGGTGCCTACATTGAAAAAGACAGACTGGCCACACTGACCTATACCATAGACTGGACAGATTGGTTGGCAGCAGGTGAACTGATCACTGCTGTGGCCTATTCAATCACTGCACCCACATACAACCCAACACCCTTGACCATATCAACATCAGGCATAACTGGTGCTTCAAAGATCACCTATGTCAAGTTGGCAGCAGGCACAGTCAACAAGGTCTACATTGTGACTGCACAGATCACCACAGATTCAGGTGCTGTTGATCGTAGACAGTTCAAGGTCAAGGTAGAGAATCGCACACTATAATATGACGCCTGAAGAAGCCCTAGAACAGGGACTTGAACCAGTAAAGCCCAACACAGAACCTCAAGGGGAAACCTTTGAGATTATTCCCTATGTGGAACCAGTCCGTGATCCTTCAAAGACTGGCCCCGCACCTAAGAAATTAGTGGCTGTGGAAGTCTATGGTTATGAAATAGGTAGGGGTCTTAGAAAGCGTGTGGTAACCCCAGAACAAGTGTTCAAATTAGCCGCCCTAGGCTGCACTGATAAAGAAATAGCCCTATGGTTTGATGTGCCCTATGACACACTGAGATACAATTTTACGGATATCATTGCTAAAGGACGTCAAGAGATGAAGACAGCGTTGAGAAACGCCATGTTCAAGAATGCCATGAGTGGCAATGCCGCACTGCAAATCTTCCTTGCCAAGAATATGTTGGGTATGAGTGACAATCCTCATACATCAGAAGACAACAAGATTCTACCGTGGAATGATAACTAAAAATACAAAACCGATATTTGCTACAAGGACACAAATGAAATATCAAATACGGTGATAACAGACTCACCCTAAAAACTCTCGCAGATAACAGCATAGACGCCATAGTCACAGACCCACCCTATGGCATAGACTTTCTAGGCAAAGGTTGGGATGCCAACACTGGGGCACTAGAAACATATCAAGAATGCCTGCGTGTGCTCAAGCCAGGCGGACATATCTTGGCATTCTCAGCGGCTCGCACATATCATCATCTTGCTGTGACATTAGAACAAGCAGGCTTTGAGATCCGTGATCAGATTATGTGGATCTATTCTAGTGGCTTTCCAAAGAGTCAAGATGTTGGTCGCCAACTGCATAAGAAAGCTCACGGCAAGCCAGACAAACAACGCTTTGATCCCAGCATAATGATCAAGGTGTCAGGTGATCAATATCAGCATCCACTCACAGGTAAAATCTATCGTGCCTTGCCAGATATCAACGGTGATAGATTGGCAGTGAGCCACGAAGGTTCAAAGTATGGCACAGTCTATGAACAGATCATTGAGATAGACAGTGAATGGAGTGGTTGGGGTTCAGCACTCAAGCCAGCCCACGAACCCATAGCCTTGGCCCGCAAGCCTATGCGAGGCAGCATCAAAGACAACTGTGTCAAGTGGGGTGTAGGTGCTATCAACATTGATGCCACTCGCATTCCTTATGAGAATCAAAAGGATATTGACACTTACCTAAACAACAAGCGTGGTCCTATGGAACGAGGCAATGATGAGGACGGTAAGAACATTCGTATGTTCAATGGTGAAACTGGCTTCAAAGCAGTCAAGCGTGAAGTCACTGTGGAACAAGACCTACCAGAACTAGGACGCTTTCCCTCAAATGTCATAGGTGAGATACTACAAGCAGACTATCAGAAGTATTTCTACTGTCCTAAGGTCAGCCGCAGAGAGCGTCACGTGGGCTTTGATGAGGTTCCTGATCCATTAGCCAACTATGCTCAAGGTGATGTGAAAAATCATCCATTATGGGATCCCAGCATTGGCACCAATGTTCAGAGACTCAAGCACAAGATCTTAGAACACAACAAAACACTGGGACAACAACATCAAGTTCAAGGTGCTGTAGGCAACAATCACCCCACAGTGAAACCCATTGAACTTATGAAGTATCTGATTAAACTGATCACACCCCCAGGTGGTGTAGTTCTAGATCCTTTCAACGGTAGTGGTAGCACAGGTTGTGCCGCTGTGGAACTAGGCTTTGAATACATTGGCTGCGAACTTGATCCAGTCTATGTTGAGATCACCAAGAAGAGAATAGAAGCGTGGAACAAGAAAGACTCTCCAGACAATAACTTTGAGGAGTTGTTTAGTGCCGCTTAGTCTAGCACAAGCAGAGATTGCCAACAGTGCAAAGAGATTTAGAACTGCCATATGTGGTCGTAGATTTGGCAAGACCTACCTAGCCATACGTGAACTTGCTAGATTTGCCAGATTCCCCAATGCAGTCTGTTGGTATATCGCCCCTACTAGAATGCAGGGCAAGGGCATTGTGTGGGAAGAACTCAAAGATAGACTCAGTGCTCTCAACTGGATTGCCAAGACCAATGAAAGTGATCTAACCATCACACTGATCAATGGCAGTGAGATCACTATTAAGTCAGCGGATGCCTATGATCGTATGCGTGGATTCTCTGTGAACTTCTG